GAATATAATGATGCCATACTTTCATTATCATGGAGATAAACTTCAGAGAAATTTTTAATGCCAACACTTCCACCGAAAGACTTAATGCTTTGGACAAGTTCTTTCGCGTCTGTTTCAGCTATGCCGGCACGATCTCCAATAAATATTCGATAGAATGTATAGGTTGCCGTTCCGGGTTCTTTTCTCAATTTCTCTGTTATAGGATCTTCAATTCTATTCATAACTAACATTTTTCTGCAAATGTAAACAAAATAACCGAGTGATGGAATATTTTGAAAACGAACTATGTGTAACCTACGAGGAGCTTACCTCCGGCGATGATCCTGTTATAAAGTATAACACTTTGAAAAGTAATATCGCAAGAGGCAACATCCGAACTGCTCATCGTGGCGGTGGCGAAGGTTCCTACGCATTGATAATCTATTCCTCGCTCCGTGAAAAATACAAGATCCGTTTCGTTGCGAAATACGGCGATCCGACAGAATTATTAAAACAACAGCGTATGATAGACAGGGTAAAGATAGACGACAAAGCCCGTACATTTTTCGAGGATCATCGCTATGAAATGAACGGCGTGGAAACCAGCCTTAGCGACAAGCTGAAAGCGGAATACACGCTGAACGCCTCGGTCCTTAACGCGCTTGTCATTGATTTGGAGATAAAGATGCGAGATCGCAAGATGTACGGCAACAGCCTGAGCACCGTATGGGAAAATGTGGCAGCCACCAGCGAGAACCTGCGCGAGATATACCACCACACCCTGCCGGAAAACCTCGCCCGGCTGAAAGAGAAAATCAGCCGGTACAAAAAGGAAAGTTATGCTTCCCTTATTTCCGGAAAGGTCGGCAATAAAAGCACCGTCAAGATTACCCCGGAGATGGGCCGCCAACTGATCGCCCTGCGCCGGAGCCGGGTCCCAGTCTATAACTATGCGCAAATATTTGATGAAATAAACCGCATCGCGCTGGAAAAGGACTGGAAACCGCTCAAAAGCAAGCGGAGCATGGTGCAATGGTTCGAACGTCCGGAAATTGAGCAGCTTTGGTATGACGCTGTATTCGGCGAAATGGCCGCCCACCAGCGTTACGGCAGGAAGCACAAGACGAAACTACCCGACCGGCGCGACACCCTCTGGTACGGCGACGGTACGAAACTGAACTTGTATTACAGGGACGAGGACGGAAAGGTACGCACCACGATGGTGTACGAAGTGGTCGATGCGTACAGCGAGGTTCTTCTGGGTTACTATATCAGCGATCACGAGAATTTCGAGGCGCAATACAACGCCTACCGCATGGCCATCCAGGTGAGCGGGCACAAGCCTTTCGAGATTGTGCACGACAACCAGGGCGGACACAAGAAACTGAACCGGAAGGAAGGGGACGAAAAGGAAGGCTTTTTCGACAGGATATGCCATATCCACCGTCCGACAGCCCCGTACAGCGGGCAATCCAAGACGATTGAAAACATATTCAGCCGGTTCCAGCAGCAGGAACTGCATAAGGACTGGCGGTTTACCGGTATGAACATCACGGCGGTGAGAGCCGAAAGCCGTCCGAACCTTGAGTTTGTTGACGAAAACGACGACCAGCTTTTCACCCTGGACGAACTGAAAGCCCACTACGCTGAAGCACGCAAGGCTTGGAACGAGGCCAAGCACCCGGCGACCGGGATTCCCCGCATTGAGATGTACGAAAAAAGCGTGAACGAGGAAACCGACGTGGTAACGGTGCACGACATGGTGGACATCTTCTGGATCTGGACAAAACGCCCGGCCACTTTCACCGATCAAGGCATACAGATAACCATCGGCAAGCTGAAAAAGACCTACGAGGTATTTGCAGTCCCCGGAGAGCCTGACCATGAGTGGCGGCGGAAAAACACGTACCGCAAGTTCCATGTCAAGTACGACCCGAACGACCTCCGGAGTATCCGCCTGTATTGGAGGGACAATGCCGGGCAGCTCCGGTTCGAACGGGTGGCGGAACCTTACATGGTTATTCACCGTGCCATTCAGGACCAAGCGGAAGGTGAGGCCGAATTTATCCGGCAGGAACAGGAGGCGAATATCCGCGACCGTATCGAACGCCAGGTGATAGCCAAAGAAATAGAATGGGCTTACGGCGTGGCTCCCGAACAGAAAGGACTGAGTACCCCGAAACTGAAAGGCGTGACCAAAGAGGTGCAGCGTGAAATCGACCGCAGGACCGGACGGTACAGCTGCGACCCGGAAGAAATCCGGCTGGGTAGGAGCACCAAGAAAGCCAGCCTCCTTACCTGGGATCAGCTGACGGAAAACAAGATTGTGGATACCCGCAAGGTGGCAGGTAAATTATAAATAGAAAACAATAACGATAAAAATAATTGAAATGGAGCCATTAAGTACCAAAGAAAAGGACGCTATCCGCGAGGCACTCCGGATATACGTCGCCAAATACCCGAGCCAGAACAAGGCAGCGGGCAGCTTAAAGAACACCAGTGTCGGGACGATCAGCAGTATCATGAACGGCAAGTATGAGAATATCTCGGACGATATGTTCCGCAAGATCGCCTCGCAGGTAGGCGGCGGAAAGGCCGAAACCGGCTGGCAGATCGTGGAAACGTCCGCCTATCAGGAAATAAGCTATGTGCTGGATGACGCCCAGCGCTGGCGCAACGTGACGTGGGTGGTCGGCGAGGCCGGATGCGGAAAGACGACGACGGCGCGCCTTTACACGGAAGAGCACAAGGAGGTTTTCTACATCCTTTGCTCCGAGGACATGAAGAAGGGTGACTTCGTGCGTGAGATCGCCCAAAAGGTCGGGATCAAGACGGACGGGCACAATATCCGTGAGATCTGGGGCCTGATCCTGGACGACGTGATACAGATGGACGCTCCGCTTTTGATCTTCGACGAGGCGGACAAGCTGACCGAGCCGGTGTTCCATTACTTCATTAGCATGTACAACAAGCTGGAGGATAAAAGCGGAATCGTTTTCCTTTCCACCGACTACATCAAGAAGCGCATCAGCCTCGGTTTGCGCCATCAGAAACCCGGATATAAGGAGTTTTTCAGCCGCATGGGGCGTAAATACTTCGAACTGGAGGAAACGACCGCCGGCGATGTCTACTCCATCTGCGTGGCCAACGGCGTGCAGGACAAGAAGAAGATCGAGGAGGTGATCCGGGATGCCGAGCCGTGCGACTTCGACCTTCGCCGCGTGAAGAAGGCAATCCACCGAGCCAAACGGATGGGTGAGTAAAACAGCGTTTTAATAACATTCAAACACCGTTCAAAAGATATGAAACGAGCATTGAGCGTCCGGGATATACTGGACAAAAAATATAATACTTTCCCCTTCGAGGGAAAATGGAAGGAGGCGTTCGGAACACCGGAGCGTGTCGGCGTGTGGTTTATCTGGGGAAACAGCGGTAACGGTAAGACGTCGTTCGTCATGCAACTGTGCAAGGAGCTTTGCAAGTATGACCGTGTGGTTTACAACAGCCTGGAAGAGGGCGCGTGCCTGACGGTACAGAACAACCTGAAGATGCACGGCATGTCGGAAGTAAGCCGCCGGCTGGCTTTCATACAGGAGGACATGGAAGCGTTAAAAGCCCGCTTACGTCGCCACAAGAGTTATAACATCGTGGTGGTTGACAGTTTCCAGTACACCCGCATGAGTTACCGTGACTACATCGCGCTGAAAGAGGCTTTCCCCGGCAAGCTGTTCATCTTCATCAGCCATGCCAAAGGCAAGAACCCGAAAGGTGACGCGGCCGAAAGCGTGATGTATGATGCCACGCTGAAAATATGGGTCGAGGGAGGAAAGGCTTTCAGCAAGGGACGGTTTATCGGTGAGACCGGCGAGTATGTCGCCTACCCGAGGCTGGCCGAGGAGTATTGGAGTGACAATGGGATAAAAGCGGTGGGCCATGAATAAGAAAAAGGTTTACCAGTTAGGTATGGAGCCGCAATACGCCGCCCATGTGATCTTGCTCTGGAACGAAGGCGAATACCCCTGCGACATCCGGATACGGCGTGCCAAGACCGCCGGTCTGATAGTTGTCGAGGTCGAGGAACTGGAACTGGCTAATAAAATCGTGAACGCCACCCGTTGCAAGGTGGCGATAAAGGAAGTCGAACAACATAAATAACAGGATCATGGATGAAGTGATAGAAGCAATCGTAAACGACGCGGTGGAAAGAGCAACGGCCTTTTCCCCCGGCGACCAATCATTCATTTACAGTGAAGTATCAGACCGCCTGTCGGATTTATCGCATACGGCGCTGATGACCGAGTACGGATTTAAAGAGGAGGATTTCGAATGAGCAGGAACTACGCACGTTTTTATATCCTCTTGAACCGTCTGCCCACGGAGGATAAGGGCGAGTTGAAAGCCTCGCTGGTCAGTCAATACACCGGAGGACGAACCGAATCGCTCCGGGAAATGACCGTTAACGAGTACGATGCCATGTGCGAGGACATGCAGCGTATGGATGAGAATTACAAGGCGCGGGAAATCTACCGTGAGCAGCTACGGCAGAAACGCTCCACGGTGCTGAGGTTGATGCAAAAGCGGGGCATTGACACGACCGACTGGAACCGGGTGGACGCCTACTGCCAGAATCCCCGGATCGCGGGCAAAAGGTTCTCCCGGCTGACGACCGAGGAACTGGATACGGTGGCCATCAAACTCCGGATCATCCAAAGGAAAGACAGGGAAAAGAACACGGATTATTCACAACTAAATTAATTAAAGCTATGACAGAAGAAAGAAAAGCCGTTGAAATGACGGACGAAGAACTGAAACAGTTTGAGACGTTCAAAGAAGAACAGGCCGCGAGGAAAGCCAAGGAACAGGCCAAACGTGATCGCGAGGCCTATAAGGAATTGGTGGACGAAACCATCGAGGGGGCGATCCCATTGCTCCATGACCTCAGCCAGGGGATCAAGGAAACGAAATTGGCGATATTGAACGACTTTCGCAGCGTCATCAATATGAAGGCGGAAGTATTGAAGTTGAAAAAAGACGGCCAACGTACAGACACCTTTACCAATTCCGCGGGTGACAAGCGTATCACCGTAGGGTATTATGAGACCGACGGCTACCGCGACACGGTGGAGGACGGTATCGCCATCGTGAAGGAGTATATCGAGGGGCTTGCCGACAACAAGAAAACGAAGGCACTCGTAAAAATGGTACTCCGCCTGTTGGCCCGTAACGCGCAAGGAACGCTGAAGGCAAGCCGTATCGTCCAGCTTCGCAAGATAGCCGAGGAATCGGAAGACGAGCGTTTCATGGAAGGCGTGCAGATCATCGAGGAGGCCTACCAGCCGGCCATCAGCAAACAGTTCATCCGGGCCGAGGTCAAGAACGACAACGGGGCATGGATAGCGATACCATTAGGAATGACGGAGGCATGAGCAAGCAACAACACGCGCTATTGATCCAGCCGCCGCTCTTCCCGAAAGAGTGTCCTGTCGAACGGGTCGAGTTCGGCGGCTTCCCCTGTAGTTATTGCCACGGCAACGGCTGGTTCTGGGGAGTGGATGATTACGGGGAGCGCATCAAACAGGATTGCCCCGTGTGTAAAGGGAATAAACGTCTGAAGGCGGTCGTAACTATCGCCTGGCAGCCGGATGAAACAGGTAAGAACAGATAATCGAAATGAATATGAGCAACATTTTAAACAAATTCAGAAGAAAACCGGCGGAACCCGCCAAGACGGAATCCCCGGCTCCCAAACGTGAAAAGACGATCCCACCGCATATCGTGGTCTGCAAGGTCTGCGAGGGCAAGGGGACGAAAGAGGGCGCGACCTGCCCGCAGTGTAAAGGTTCCGGGCGTGTGATCGTATCGTGTGAGGTAACAACTTATGTATCGGCTTACGTGCCAGAAAACGATTAAAAATAATCAGTCATGGAAGAAAAAGTAAGAATAGTAATGGAATTGGATAAGAACGTAGTTCAGACAGCGTGTTTTTTAGCTAATATAAACCTGTCGGATGAAGTCTGGCAGAAAATGGTTGCAGAACCAATTCTTTTCCCCACGGAACTTGCGGGAGAACAAAAAAAGGAAATGGAATTGGGAATGGCAATAGCCGCTTTGGGTTTAACAC